TGGCCCCGCTACCGAGGATGGTCAAGTACCAGTAGCAGCCCCTATATAGGCCTCCGGCCCCGCACCATAGACGCACCATGACCACAAGCGTTCCCTTTACATGGGCCATGAAAGGGCCATAGGACGACGCTAGGGCCGATTCTGGTGCGTATCCCGCATCATCGCCAGCATCCGATCCGGCCAGAATCTTTACCACACCCCCGCCCCTGGTTCGGCAAGTACCTTTATGTAGCCTCCGGCTCGGCCCCTGATTTTGAGATGACCCTTATTAAAAATATTGAGCATAAAAATGATAGTAACATTACATTGCACCTTAACATGAGCAATGTTAATGAGCGGTGCCCTTTCCCGCCCCAGTCCAAGCCCCGCCCGAAGGGCCAGGCCGTGACAAGGGCATGGACCCTTGCCATGACAAGGGGCTGAAACCGATCGGCCCCGCCACGCCCCTAGCCCCCGACCTGAGCGGGCCGCTGGCCCCAGTCCGAGGTGGCCGAGGGCGTGGCGGGGCGACGCCGCTCAGAATCGGCCTCTGAGAGGCCTGTTTCCGCGTAGCCCCACCAAAATGGCCTCATCACCCCACCCGCCACCTTCATTCGCGAAAACGGCCCCTATAAGGGGTCTCATGGCTTTCCGAAAAAATACTGGCGGAAAATCGGATGTTCGGTCGCTGTTCGCATGGTCCTGTCCAGTATAAGATTCGTCGCTGTAAGGGATTCCCTCCTTACTTTATTCGTGATTCTCCTCACTGGACGGCATAAGTGTCCAGTATAAAGGTGGAGACTTCTCGAAATCGCTAAGGCTGTCGAACCATCACGAGTTGCTACCGACCCTTACGCGAGGCTGGTCGAGTCGGCGAAGCGGCCCAACGCTGCTTCGGAGCGGGACGAGATCCGTTGGGCCTCGGCCTACGTGTACCACCCGCTCCCTTCGATTCCTACCGATTCGGTTCCGAGCGTCGCGGCGGTGAGTCTGCTGCGAGCGTTTCGCGAGAACCCGACGGACCTGTTCAAGTCGATGTACTCGAAGATCCTCCCCACCAAGGAGGAAGTGAACCGCCTCGCCCGCAAGTCGGACGACGGCGACGATCTGCTCGCTCACCTGGACGAGATCGCCGCGGCTTCCGAGGCGGCGAAGGGAACCAGCTCGGAGGACCTCGCTTGACCAGCTACCGCTGCTACCCCCTCACCGATCCGACTGATGGGCCGCGAGCGACGGTCGCCGTCTACGACCAGTGGGCGGCGGGTTCGCCGCTGAAGGTGCTCGTGCGGGGCGAGCCTGGCGTCGGGGACTTCGTCGAGTTCGCGGCCGACCGCGATACCGTCGAGGCCCTTCGGCGGCTTGCCGACTTCGTCGAGCAGACGCTGAACCTAGAGGGCGTGGCGTGATCGCTAGCCGCCCCTACCCGATCGAGTCCCCCCGACCAACGAAGGCGGGCGAGTCGGTGCGCGAAGCTGCGGCAGCGACCGACCCCGCCGATTAAATTACTACGTGGGCGATAGTGTAACTGGTAGCACGCGCAGCTCTAGACTGCGAAGTTTCGGATCGTCCCCGAATCGCCTAGCCACCTAAGGGACGTGATTGCCGACCACGAAGTTCCGCGGAGGAGTGTGGTCCAAAGCAGCAGCGGTGTCGGCCTCCGTCCCGATTAACGAGTCGCCTTGATCGAAACCCCTCATTATCCGCTGGTGCCTCGCACACCCCAAGAGAACCTCGCGTTCCGTCGCGAGATGATTCGGCGGGGTTCCGAGGACGCCGACTTCGCCAAGACGTTGCGGCGGATGTGCGGGGAAGACCCACTGTTCTGGTGGGGCACCTTCGCGATGACGTTCGACCCCCGCAAGCAGCCCTCCGCGATCCCGTTCAACCTGTACGGGTTCCAGGAGGAGACGGTCCTGGACCTGATCGGCTGCATTCGGAACGGTGAGGACCTGGCCGTCACCAAGTCCCGCGACATGGGCGCTTCGTGGATGGTCATTGGCGTCCCGTTCTGGCTCTGGTAGTTCGGTCCGCTCGGCTCGTACCTGCTGGGCTCGCGGAAAGAGGAGTACGTCGACGGCGACGCTCGGTCGATGATGTGGAAGCTCGACTTCCTGCTCGACCACCAGCCGCGATGGCTCGCACCCGCGTTCACCCGCACGAAGATGCACCTGACGAACCAAGAGACTGGTTCGTCGATCGACGGTGAATCCACGAACTCGAACTTCGGCCGCGGTGACCGCCGAACCTGCGTGATCCTGGACGAATTCGCGGCGGTCGAAAACGGCCACGCGATCCTCCGAGCCACCCGCGACGTGACCCGCTGCCGTATCTTCAACTCGACCCCGAACGGCACCGGCAACGCTTTCTACGATCTTTGCCATCCCCCGTCCAAGATCCGTCGACTCGACCTCCACTGGACGCTCCACCCCGAGAAGGCGGCGGGGCTGACCTACGACGAAGCGGGTAAGCCGACCAGCCCCTGGTACGAGCGGGAAGTCGCCCGTACCGTCAACGCCGTCGAGATAAGCCAGGAACTCGACATTGACTTCAGCGGCTCCGCCCACCAGTACTTCGACGGCGAACTGATCGCGAAGCTCCAGCCGCTGACCCAGCGACCGTACCAGACCGGCGACTTCCTCTACAGTCCCGACGGCGAGTTCGAGGGGTTCACCCCGTACGGCCTCGACGCGGGACGGGGCATGGTCGACCTCTGGTGCGAACTGGGGCCGTCCGATCGGCCGCTCTCCGACCGCCGCTACGTCGCGGGAGCCGACATCGCGACGGGGACCGGCTCGTCCAACTCGGTCCTGACCGTCTTCGACGTGAAGGAAGGCCGCAAGGTCGCCGAGATCGCGACGCCCGACCACCGACCAGACCAGTTCGCCACCCTCGCCGTCGCGGTGTGTAAGTGGTTCGGCGGCGTGGACGGCCAAGGGGCCTACCTCGCGTGGGAGCGGAACGGCCCAGGCCGCAGCTTCGGTGACCGCGTGAACGAGCTGAACTACCGCAACATCTACTTCCGCGACAAGGAGACGGGCGTGCTGCCCGACCCCTCGAACGTCGCGGGCTGGACGAGTACCCGCGAGTCGAAGCTTGCCCTCCTCAGCGAATACCGTCAAGCCCTCGCGGACGGCTCCTACGTGAACCCGTCCGAGGACGCGGTGACGGAACTTGGCGAGTACGTGTACCTTCAGACGGGCGAGATCGCCCACGCTCGGTCCCAGTCGAAGGAAGACCCGAGCGGGGCGAAGTCGAATCATGGCGACCGCGTGATCGCGGACGCCCTCGCCAACCGAGCCGCCCGACGGCGGCCTTGGCGGGAAGCGGCGATGGACTTCAACCCGCCGCCTGGTAGCTTCGCCGCTCGACAAGCTGAACGTCGGCGACGTGATCGGAAGGATCAACTGTGAAGCGGAACGGGAAACTCGACGAGCGGGAATTGCAGCGTCTCCAGCAGGCGTTGCTGTGGTCGCGTCGGTAGCTGGAGCCGTTCCGCAAGAACCGCGTCCATTTCATTCAGCAGTACGTCGGCCGCCACTACTCGGAAGACGGAGCCCCGCAGGAAGTCCCGATCAACATGATCGAGCTGGCGGTGAACACCTACGTTCGTCAGTTGATCGCCAAGGACCCGCAGGCCCTCGTCACGACCCGCGTCCCCAAGCTCCGCGAACGAGCCGTCGAGTACGGCCTCGCCGCGAACCACGTCTACCGCGAGATCCAGCTGGGGGCGTCCCTCCGCAACTGTGTCTTCGATGCGATGTTCTCGATCGGCGTGATGAAGGTCGGGCTGCGGCCTGGCGATTCAGGCGACGAGGAGTCGTGGCTGCACGACACCGGCAAGCCCTTCGCCGAGCCGGTCGGGCTGGACGATTGGGTCCACGACATGACCGCTCGTCGGTGGGACCAGTGCCGGTACCTCGGCAATCGGTATCGGCTCCCGATCGACTACGTCCGCGAGTCGGGGCTGTACGAGTCCAACGCGACCGACAACCTCGACGCCTCGGTGCAGCGGATGTACAACGAGACGGGCGATCCCCGAGCCTCCGCGATCAGCTCCCGCGAAAGCCACTACTCCGAAGGCGAGTACGAGCGGATGGTCGAGCTGTGGGACATTTGGCTGCCGTTCGAGAGGAAGGTCATCACCGTCCCGTCCGCGATGTACGGCTCGATGTACCGCGAACCGCTGCGGGTCGTGGACTGGAGCGGTCCCGAGACGGGTCCGTTCGAGATCCTGAGCCTCGCGGACGTGCCCGACAACACGATGCCGCTCGCCCCCGTCGCGACGTGGCTCGACCTGCACGAGACGATCAACACGCTGTACAACAAGATGCGGCGGCAGGCGGAACGGCAGAAGGAAATCTTCGCGTACCAGGGCGGCACCGAGGCCGACGCTTCGCGGATCGTGGACGCTCAGGACGGCCAGTCCGTCCGCGTCGACAACCCAGACAAGATGAACAACATCAAGTTCGGCGGCGTCGACTCTACGAACCTCGCCTTCGCCCTCAACGCGAAGGACCAGGCCAGCATGGTCATGGGCAACCTCGACATGCTCGCGGGCCTCGGAGCCTAGTCCGACACGCTCGGACAGGATCGGCTCATCGCCCAGTCGGCCTCGCAGCGGCTCGCCGAGATGCAGTCCCGCACCATGAAGTTCGCCAAGTGCGTCATGGAGAAGATCGGTTGGTACATCTGGTCGGACCCGAACCTCAGCATCGAGGTCGAGAAGCCGATCACCAGCCGCCGCACCCGCACGATCGTCTTCGACTCCAGCCGCCAGGAAGGCGACTATGTGGACTACAACTTCGATCTGACGCCGTTCTCGATGCAGGACCTGACGCCGTCCATGCGGGTCGAGCAGATGATGGCGATTCACGACCGCATTATCCTCCCGAACCTTCAGGACATGAAGTCTCGCGGAGAGCAGTTCGACGCCGCTGGGTTTGCGAAGAAGGTTGCCGAATATTCGCAAGTCGATGAAATGTCAGCCTATCTCCAAAGCGGAGCTGTCGAGATGTCGGCCTCGGAGCGGGAAGTCGACTCGAAGAACCAGCCGCTGGAAACCAAGCGGACGTACGAGCGGATCAATCGTCCGTCAGGCACCCGCCGCGGGGCCGAGAAGGCTCTGACCCAGACGCTCCTCGGAGCGAGCGGGAACGACGACGAGATGGACTCCATCGGCCGAAGTAAGGACTGATCTTGCCTATCTACAGCTATCGAGACGAAGACGGCAAACTCGTCGAAAAGATGTTCAGCCACCGAGAGTACGACTCGATCCGCGAGGCTCGTGACGAAGACGGTTACGACCTGATCGACGGCTAGCGGATGAAGCGGGACATCAGGGCCGATCTCGCTCCGCGAAAGGTCGCCGACGTGTGGCCGCTCGTCTCCGACTC